TTTAAAAGGTAAGGAATTATTTAAAGGTCTTGGTGGACATCACAGATACTTGGTGGCAGTAAAAGCGGGTTATGTCTATCTGATTTGTAAGGTCATTGATGGTTTTTTCGATATGTCAGAAGAATCACAGATGGACATTATGATGAATGATAATGCTCATGGTGACAATGGCATGCCGTCTGACCGAAAGTCTCTTCTCCAAGCATTGTCCCGAACTTTGAGTTCGAAGACATACATGTCTAGGTCTAGGAATTTAATTAAAGAGTATCAGTCTCTTTTGGACGAAGCGGGCGCACACTTATCCAAAGAACAGGAAGATGTGATTCTATCACAAATGGATCCCATTAAGGAAGAGATTAAATCTGATTTAAGAAAGCGCATTAATAGATGGTCAGCATCAACTTTGTCTAGCTCAAATGTCAGCACCATCGCCACTCGTGCTTATAATAACTGGAACAACAGCGAGAACACGAAGATGTATGTTCCTGATAAGAAAGACGCAGACACTTTACTAGTCAAGCACATGAAAGAATACAAGTTAAGCAAACCTGGCAAATCGATTCTTTCAAAGAGGTTTGGGCAAACCATTGGCAACAACGCTGTCGACGACCGTCAGATATTTGGTGAAGTTGGTAAGATGATCAAGGATCACTATGAGAAGAATGGGAAAGACCCAGATGAATTTATTTTAGCAGTGCATTTATCTGGAGCATCATCCAATAGGGACCTGTTATCTATGCGTAAGAAGTTTGCCACGCAGACTACCGATTACGTCACCTTTATAAGACCAAATCTAAAGAACAAGTTTAAGGTACTTTTCTTTGGTCAAATTAAGACAAAAGATATGTATGAAGACGAAAAAGTTCTCTATTCCTTGGAAGACATTTTAGAGAAACTTGAAAAATTAAATTGACAAACAATAAAACATTTAGTATAGTATAGAAAGTTGGTCAGAAGATTTGCTGACCTGCTATAGCCGAAAGTGTGCAAAAAAACAATACCATAGGAGGTAATAACATGGCACTGAACTTAGATCTGATGAAGCAGAAAATGGATACTCTAAACGGAAAGGGCGAAAAGAAGAAGAACTTCTGGCGACCCCAAGAAGGAGAGAACAATATCCGTATTGTACCCACTGCAGATGGAGACCCGTTTAAGGAGCGGTATTTCCACTATAACGTAGGCGAACAATCCTTTTTGTGCCCAAAGCGCAACTATGGTGATGATTGCCCAGTTTGCAACCTTGCAAATGAATTATGGAACGATGGCACGGAGGACAGCAAGGCGATGGCAAAGCAGATGTTTGCCAAGCAGCGATTTTTCTCACCAGTACTAGTGCGAGGAGAGGAGTCCGAAGGGGTTAAGGTCTGGGGTTACGGTAAGTTAGCGTACCAGAAGTTGCTCGGGATTGTGTTGGATCCAGATTATGGAGATGTTACTGATCCTGATGATGGTAACGACCTTAAGTTGATGTATGGTAAGCAACCTGGTGCTTCTTACCCAACGACGGACATTCGACCTCGTCCTCGCAAGTCAGTTCTCTGTGATGATGCAGTGGGCGGCGACGAGCGATGCGCGGAACTCTTGGAGACTGTGCCAAACTTTGAGACAATCTTCGAGCGCAAGTCGACCGCTGAAGTCTCAACAATTTTGGAGGCACACTTGAACACTGATAGTGGAGGATCATCCGAAGTAACGCGAGGTAACTTCACCGCTAATACTAGCACTACTAGCACTACTAGCACTGAGTCAGATCCAGTGCGAAGCAAGTTCGACAACGCACTTGACGGTCTCATGAATAATGGGTAAGGTGACCAAGATGAAACCTGGTGGATTGTCCACCAAAGACATTATTGCATCACTTAATAAGGCGTCAGGCGCAGTAGTCGCCTACAATCTTTCGGAAGAAAATCCAACGGAGGTCAAGGAGTGGATTCCGACTGGCTCGCGATGGTTAGATTCCATTGCCTGCAAAGGCAGGTACGCGGGTATTCCAGTAGGGAAGATTTCCGAGATTGCAGGTTTGGAAGCAACGGGCAAATCGTTTATGGCGGCACAAATTGCTGCAAATGCTCAGAAAATGGGTTGCCGCGTTGCTTATTTCGATTCAGAGTCTGCTATTGATCCTGACTTTCTTAGGAAAGCAGGGTGTGATTTGGATGATGAAGAAAGGGGTCTGATCTATGTTCAGGCACATTCTGTAGAGATGGTGATGGAGACAATTGAGAACCTTTTGAAAATGCCAGAGAAGTGGTTATTTATTTGGGATTCACTTGCTCTTACTCCATCTGTGCATGACATAGAGTCTGACTATAATCCTCAGTCATCTATGGCGATGAAAGCACGAGTGTTGTCTAAGGGTATACCAAAGTTGGTACAACCTATCGCCAACGCTGGCGCTACTTTGTTAGTGCTTAACCAGTTGAAGACTAATATAACAAGGTCTCCATCGGAAGCAATGACAACGCCATACATGACCCCTGGTGGAAAGACTCTACCCTATTCTTATTCGTTAAGGATCTGGTTGACAGGAAGAAAAGCGAAAGCATCTTTCGTCACAGACGAGAATGGATTTAGAATCGGGTCAGAAGTGAAATGTAAAATCGAAAAGTCCAGGTTCGGATCAACTGGGCGTACTTGCAACTTTAAGATTCTTTGGGGCGATGCAGAAGCAGTCGGCGTACAGGATAAAGAGAGTTGGTTTGATGCGATTCAGATATCTGAAAACTTAGAGCAATCAGGTGCATGGTATTCACTCGTCCATGCAGATGGAACCAGAGAGAAGTTTCAGCGAGCACATTGGTTGAATAAGTTGGAAGATGAAAAGTTTCACAAAAGAGTCTTGCAAATCATGGATGATGATGTTATTATGAAGTTCAGTAATAAGACAGGTAATGCATCTAATTTTTATGATCAGGAAGAGGGACCCCCACCTAATACCGACGACTAGTAGTTGGTTCGCCCCTGGGAAACTGGGGGCGTTTTTTTTTATTTACTAGACAGAGGAACAACAAGGACTGAAAAATATGAAGAAACTGCTTATAGTAGACGCGCAAAACCAATTTATGCGATCTTACATTGTAAACCCGACACTTTCGCCAAATGGTGATCCTTGCGGCGGCGTAGTTGGATTTCTACAGACGCTAAACAAACTCTGCAGACAGGTTAACCCTGATGCGTTCGTAGTTGTATGGGATGGCGATGGTGGATCTTCAAAGCGCAGATCCAAAAATAAAAACTACAAAGCAGGCAGGAAACCACCGAAACTTAACAGGTGGGCGCAGAACCTAAATCCTTCACAGATCCAGACAAACAGAATGTGGCAACAGGTTAGATGTATTGAGTATATTAACCAAACCCCCGTACTGCAATTTAGAGAACCAGGCGTCGAAGCGGATGACGTCATATCTTATATTAAGTCTATGCCTGTATTCAACGGATGGTTGAAGGCAATAGTTTCATCTGACAAGGATTTTATTCAGTTGCTGGACGACAAGACATTGTTGATTAGACCCACTCAGGATGAAGTATTGAACCAGACCACAGTTGTTGAGCAGCATTCTATTCATCCTAAGAACTTCGCCCTTGCCAGGTCGATGGTAGGTGACAAGAGTGACAATATAGATGGACTCTCGGGTGTAGGTCTGAAGACTGTCGCCAAAGCGTTCCCGTTCTTGTCAGAAGACAAAGACTATTACCTTAGCGACATCAAGGAGCACGCCGAAACTGTCGATTCAAAATTGGCAGTATATACTAAAGTTGTTGAAGAATTCAATACAGTGTGCGATAATTACTCAATAATGCAGTTAAGCGCACCTCTGATATCAATACAATGTGCCCAGAGGGTAAGCGAAACGTTCAAGGGGTATAAACCATTGTATAATAAAACAGAAATCAACAAGATGTTGTCACTGGACGGATTGATGTCCATAAACATCCAATGCTTAAACACGAGTTTTAACTCTATGGTCTCCGACCAGATTGGTTTCAATTGATGGAAAGATCAAACCAGGACTTTTCTAAGTTCGGCAAAAGTTTTCAAGAAAATCTGTGCCACATCATTCTCGATGACAGACCCTTCGCAGACCAGATCTTTGAGGTGCTGGATGAGAACTATCTTGAGTTGTCGCACCTCCGCGTCTTTCTCAAGAAGATAAAACAGTACAAGGAAAAGTACCGAGTCCACCCAACCAGAAAGATTATGACGAGTATCATCAGGACTGGACTTGACGCTGAACAAGATTCAGTTCAGAAGATGCTTCGAGATTATTACGCCAGAGTCTTGTCTCGCGATGTCGATCAGAACGAAGCGGGTTACATTAAGGATCGCGCACTTGATTTTTGTAAGAAGCAAGAACTTCAAAAGGCATTCATTAAGTCGGTTGATTTGATGAAGACTTCCTCCTTCGATGAGATCGCCAAACTGATTAACGATGCTCTCAAGGCGGGTACTTCCAATGACCTCGGTTATGACTACATGGAAGATTTCGAACTGAGGTTTGAAGAGAAGGCAAGAAATCCAGTCACAACTGGGTGGGAAGCACTCGACAAGATAACAAAAGGGGGACTTGGTAAGGGTGAACTCGGTGTGGTGATCGCCCCCACAGGTGCTGGCAAGTCGATGGTTTTAGTTCATCTCGGCGCCAAAGCACTAATGGCAGGCAAGAACGTAGTGCACTATACCCTGGAACTTGGAGACACTGTTGTTGGTACGAGGTACGACAGTTGCATCACTGGGTATGATTTGAACGATGTAAGGGCGTTTAAGGAACAGATCTATGATGAACTGAAAGAGATACCAGGGAAATTGATCATCAAAGAGTATCCCACTAGGTCTGCGACCATCCAGACGATAAGAAACCATATTGAAAAAATGAAAATTACCGGGTTCGAACCTGATATGATTATTGTGGATTATGCAGATTTGATAAAACCTGGCGGAAACTCGAAAGAGGAGAGACGCCATCAACTAGAGGCATTATATGAAGAGTTACGTGGTATATCTCAAGAAGTTAAGTGTCCGATATGGACAGCGTCTCAGACAAACAGGTCAGGATTGAGCGCAGAGGTTATAACCATGGAATCTATTTCAGAAGCGTTTAACAAGTGTTTCGTTGCAGACTTTATTTTTTCAGTTTCTCGAACCGCAGCGGATAAAGAGACGAATACTGGAAGAATTTATGTGGCAAAGAACAGAAATGGGCCCGATGGAATCATTTACCCCATATTTATGAATACCGCTAATGTTAAAATAAAGGTATTACCAAAGATGTTGACGACAGAAGAAATGGAAGATGTTACGAAAAACGCCGCAAAAAGACAGAAAGAGATAGTAGCAGAAAGATATAACAAGATGAAAGGAGGAAAGTAAGTAATGAGTATATCAAACGATATTTTATCGGAAATAACAGTACACATGAAGTACGCAAAGTATGTGCCCGAGCACAACAGAAGGGAGACCTGGGAAGAACTGGTTTCTAGAAATGAGAAGATGCACCTTAAGAAGTTCCCTGAACTTGAGTTGCAGATTAGAAAGAATTATAAACTTGTATATAGCAAGAAGGTTTTGCCTTCGATGAGATCGCTTCAGTTC